GGTCTTATTAAGGCAGACCAGACGCGGCGGGAAGAATACATCCTGTCTACGGTTGGTGTCGTGCTGGACATGGGTGCAGAAGCCTATAGCGACAAAGAAAGATTTCCTACTGGGCCTTGGTGCGAGGTAGGTGATTACGTGATGTTCCGTGCCAATACAGGTACGCGCTTCAAGGTTGGAAAGCAGGAATATCGACTAATGAATGACGACTCGATCGAAGCAGTCGTTGACGATCCGCGAGCGGTTTCGCGTGCATAAGGAATAGATCATGCCTAGACAACAAGTAGAGTTTGAATTTCCAGACCCCGATAAGGAAGAAGCAGCAGCCGCAGAAGTAGAGGTTGATATTGCTGAAGAAGAGGCCCCCTTAGAAGTAGAAGGTGCGGTCGGTCGGGAGGACATGAAGAAGCCCTCTGCAGATGACGGTACCATCAAGGCGGGTGACTTAGAAATTGAGGTAGAAGACGACACTCCCCCCGAAGATAGAGGCCGTAAGCCGTCTGAACCACCTAAAGAAGTAACCGACGACGAGTTAGAGAACTACTCTGAGAAGGTGAAAAGCCGGATTAAGCACTTTAGTAAGGGCTATCACGACGAGCGTAGGGCTAAAGAAGCCGCCCTTCGTGAGCGAGAAGCTCTAGAAGCCTATGCTAAAAACCTAATTGAAGAGAACAATAAGCTGAAGGGTTCGGTAGATCAGAGCCACAACACGCTTATTCAGTCTGCTAAGAAGCAAGTGGAAGGTGAGCTTTCCATGGCTAAGGCCCAGTATAAGCAAGCTTATGACTCTGGCGACCCTGACGCTATTTTAGAAGCTCAGACTATGCTAAATGCGGCTCAAATCCGTATGGAGCGAGTAAATGGGCTGAAACCTAGAGAAGTACAGCAGGCTGAAACTTCTTTACAATCAACAGGTAATCCTGTAGAACAGGCCCCAACGGCACCTCAACCGCAAGTCGAGCGTGATGAGAAGGCTGAAACATGGCGCGATGATAACCCATGGTTCGGTTCTGATGACGAAATGACTGCCTTTGCGTTGGGATTGCACAATAAGTTAACGAAAGACGGGGTTGACCCGCGATCCGACGAATACTACGAGAAAATTAACTCTCGTATGCGACAAGTATTCCCCGATCAGTTTGATGATGGGATAGAAGACGAACCAGAGGTACAGGCCAAGCCTAAATCTAGCAACGTGGTTGCCCCCGCTACGCGGAGCACAGCACCTAAGAAAATTAGGTTAACGCAGTCACAAATAGCTATTGCGAAAAAACTTGGAGTACCACTGGAAGATTACGCCAAACAACAGGCTGCATTAATGAGGAAACAGTAATGACTCAGAATAGACAGAATAGAGAACTAGAAACCCGTTCTAAGAATGTTCGTAAGAAGGCGTGGACGCGACCTACTGTGTTGCCTGATCCCACCCCTGAAGACGGCTACACTTATCACTGGGTTCGTATTTCAACTAACGGTCAATCTGACGCCACTAACGTCTCCTCGAAGATACGTGAAGGCTGGGAACCTGTACGTGCGGAAGACCACCCCGAGATATTTACCGATACTGTGTCAGACGACCGGTTTAAGGACAATGTCATCGTTGGCGGTTTGATGCTGTGTAAGGCCCCAGAAGAGCTTGTCCAAGAGCGAAATGCTTTCTACCAGCAACAAGCTGAATCGCAGATTCACTCGGTGGACAATAACCTGATGCGCGAAAATGATCCTCGTATGCCCCTGTTTCACGACAGGAAATCGAAGGTTACTTTCGGCAGCGGAAATTAATTTTTAGGAGCTATTACAATGGCTACATCTGCAACCCCTTACGGGCTAAAGCCTGTAAAACGTGCTGACGGAATGCCCTATGCGGGCGCCACGTCTCAGTACTTGATCGACCCTGCTGGTGAGGCAACTAACCTGTTCTATGGTCAAGTTGTTATTATCGGTGCGGACGGCTACATCGCCCTCGCTACTGGCGACGGTTCTGACCTGACTACTAACTCTATTAGTGGTACTAGTGGTGTTGGCGCAATCGGCGTTTTCGTTGGTTGTGAATATGTCAACGCTCAAGGCCAGACTATCTTCGCTCAGTACTACCCAAGCGGCACTGCTAATGGCGGAGCTATCAAGGCTTACGTTGTTGACGATCCAAACGTACTTTTCCAAGTACAAGCGGATGCTGCTATGGATCAGTCTGACATCGGTGCGAACGTGTACTTTGCTGCGGTTCAATCCACGTCTACTGGCGATACAGCTACAGGTAACTCAACTTCTGCGGTAGTTGGTGCCACTCAAACCACAGCAGCGGCATTCCGTGTTGTTGCGGCGGTATCTGATTTGACTGAGTCAAACCCAGATATTCTGGTTAAGTTCAACCCCGGCGGTCATCAAATGACCAACAACGTCGGCATTTAAGGAGTATTTAACTAATGGCTATTTCAAGAGCGCAACTCCTTAAGGAGCTACTACCGGGTCTAAACGCCCTCTTTGGCCTCGAATACCAGAAGTATGGTGATGAGGCTGCTGAAATCTTCGAGACTGAATCTTCGGAGCGGTCTTTCGAGGAAGAAACTAAGCTGTCTGGCTTTGGCGCCGCACCTGTTAAGGGTGAAGGTTCTGCCATCGACTACGACAACGCGCAAGAAGCGTGGACTGCTCGTTACACTCACGAGACAGTTGCAATGGGCTTCTCGCTGACTGAAGAAGCAATCGAAGATAACCTCTACGATTCACTCTCTTCACGTTACACGAAGGCTCTCGCACGTGCGATGGCGTACACTAAGCAAGTTAAGGGTGCTAGCATCCTCAACAACGCTTTCTCCGGCACTACTTACGGCGACGGCAAGACTCTGTGTGCGACTGACCACCCACTCGTTTCTGGTGGCACTAACTCAAACCGTCCTGCTGTTGCAGCCGATCTTAACGAAACTTCACTCGAAGCTGCCGTTATCCAGATCGCTGGTTGGACTGATGAGCGTGGTCTCCTGATCGCTGCTAAGCCCTCTAAGCTGGTTATCCCACCAAGCCTGCAATTCGTTGCAACGCGCCTGTTGGATACTGAGCTTCGTGTGTCTACAGCGGACAACGACATCAACGCAATCCGCAACAATGGTTCAATCCCCGGTGGTTACACAGTAAATAACTACCTGACTGACACCAATGCGTGGTTCTTGATGACTGACGTACCTAACGGCCTGAAGCACTTTGTCCGCTCACCTATGCAAACTAGCATGGACGCAGACTTCGACACAGGCAACAGCCGATACAAGGCTCGTGAGCGATACAGCTTCGGCGTATCTGACCCACTGGGCATCTTCGGTTCACCCGGCGCTTCATAAGAAGCAAAAAGGTGTTAAGATTGGGGGCTACGGCCCCCTTTCTTTTGTGGGTAGAAAAGTAATATGCCTAGAGAAACCAAAGCAAAGAAAGAGTCGCAAGGCTCCCGAGTGTGCACTTCGTGCAACAAAGTTAAGCTGCTGTCCCAGTTTGAGCACTTCAAAGAAGGTTTTGTGCGGGGAGTTTGCCAGCAGTGCGTTACCCTCCAAAGATCAAGAAAAACCTCCGCCACCCCCGAATCCTACCTCCGAGTTCTAAACGGCCAGCTAAAGTCTCAGCGCGTCAAGCAGGGAATTCAGTACGACCTAACCACTGAAGACGTTATAGATATGTGGGAGATGCAGGACGGTAAGTGTGCTTTATCTGGGATGCTTATGACCCACCAGAGAGACGGCACTTACGGAGACCGTAAGAAGAAAGACTTTAACGCCTCTATAGACCGCATAAACCCTAACGGCCCTTACGTACGGGGGAACGCCCAACTAGTGGCGAACCGCGTTAACACCATGAAACACACGCTTAGCGAAGATATGTTTATGTGGTGGATAAAGAACATTTACGAACACAGGCTTAAGTGATACTGTGAAACTGCTTTATCTCCCCTAGAGACTTGGCCCGGTAGCCACAACTGCCGGGTCTTTTTTACTTAAGTATTGTGGACTTAGCTCCGAAGTGGTATATAGTACCTATACCGGGGTCATCCGGTGTATCTGACAGTCCCGGCTGACGACATGCAGACAGATGCACCCCAAATTAACTCGCATGTGAGGATTCTCAAATGGCTAACACCACTTTTACAGGCCCGGTCATCTCGACTAACGGCTTCCAAGGCGATACTACTGGCGACGTAACAGGCGATGTGATTGGTAACGTAACAGGCTACATCATTCTTCCTGAAACAGATCCGGAAGTTGTAGGCGCTCTTTGGAACGACAACGGTACTATTACTGTCTCGCAAGGTTAATCCCTACTAACTAGAGGAGAAACCTATGTCTAGTTCAGATATTAGAACCAAACGGGTCGCTGCTGGGGGTACCGGTAGCTTGGGCGTAGGCCCCGCTCGTGTACGCCAAGTCCAAGTGCTTACTAGTGCTGTAGGCGCGGGTCGATTAACTATTACTGACGGCTCTGGTGGGGCTACTGTACTAGACATCGACTTCGCTACAGAAGATTCGCACTCTATTAACATCCCAGACTATGGTA